CATGTTAATCTTCCTTTGATTTGAATGGTAACTTTTTATCGTGACCTCCGTCTCTAACTTCTTTAGCAACGTCTTTGTCAGCACCTCCCCAAGTTCCTTTTCCTTTTTCTAAAAATGCATTTACCCTAGCATATCCCCATCCTTCCTGCGTCATTCCAGGATGATGGCTACTATTCCATGCGTCCATTCCACGTCTCATTATAATTCTGAGAATAGGTAAAGGTACTCCGCTTTCCTTTGATTTATTCTTGATTCCTGTTTCTACAGCCTTACCTTTAAGTGGACCTCTGTCCCCTTTAGCCTTTTCAGCTTCAGTAATAAACTGTTCAAATAATTTAATGTGTTTCATTAATTATATATCTAAGATAAAACGGCATCTAGATATTCTTTACGATATTTAAGTAGGGCTAATTCTTTTGCCTTAACTTCTAGTTCAATATCTATATCCATGTCGTATGTTTCTATCTTTTCATATACATAGTCGGCATGCGCTCTTAGAATAACTGAATCATCTTCGTTTAATTTCTTAGAAGAAGAATAGTGACACAGCTGTCGAATGCCCTTTGGCCATGTAGTTGCACATAATTTTAATGCATCTTCCTCAGACATAGGATCCTCATAACATCTGTGATGGTGATAATCGAAAGTGATAGGTATATTAGTCTTTTCGTAAATTTCATAAAGATCTTCTACGCCGTATTGTGCAGGCTTATCGTCATTTTCTAAAACTAATCGAGCCTGTGCAGATGTAGATAGTAGTTTAAAGTTATCAACGAACCTTTGTTTTGCAGCATCCTTATCGCCATACGAACCGCCTACGTGAATGTTCATAGAATATGTGTGATTAATTGGCAATCCCATAGTGTCTAATATAAAGGCAGCTTGATCTAATTCTCTAATAGCAGAAGTTACTGTCTTAGGAGTTGGACTCGGTAGAACACAAAATTGACCAGGATGAAATCCTATACGTTGATTGTATTTTTGTACAAGAGTACCTGCACCCTTAAGTAAATTAGATATTGTTTTCCAGTTAGGTAAATCCGTAAGTTGATACTCGCTCATCCAAGGAAACATAGAACTTGACATACGATATACATTTATACCTTTCTTATGATTCCATTTAATAATTTCAACAAGATCACGAATATTTGCTTCAGCTAATTCACCAGCGTATTTAATACCCTTTGCAGTAAAAGTTCGTTTGATCATAGATCTACCTATTTTGATATCGTGATCTTTTTGTAGTGTTAGATTAATGCAACAATATCCGTAATTTGCTTTTCCCATATTATATTTTATATTTGTAATTTGTTTAGTCTATTGTCTCATATATTCCAGAATAATCTTCTTCATCCGCGAATTTATTAAAATAATCTTGAGTGGCGCAACACATTATTGAGTTTTCTATAATAGTATTAAGATCTTTTGCACTGCACATTTCTATTTGAGCTGCATTAAATGCAGTTGCCATCATAGGATCTTCAAACTTATCTACTGAATGTAGTGCGATTGCACTTGTAATATTATCTAAAAGAGAGTTAATATCCTTAGTTATGCCCCCAGCGTACATTCCTAGCCAATAATCTGGATTTTGTATGCATAACCTATCAACTACATCACCTAGAGGGTTCATTATTAAATATGTTTGTAAATATGTTTTAATATAATCAATAGATACCTCGTCAACATACTCTGGGGTTAATAAGAATGTTCCTGTTGATTTAATATCTGATGCTTTAAATGTAATTTCAGTAAAATTCATTATTTTATATTTAGTTTAGTTATTTTAAAAGTTCTAGTGGAGTGATTCGTGAGCTTCATTCTGAGCAATTTCAGGATGTTCATCATTAATATAATCAATTTCATCTTCAGTTAAATCCCGGCATTCATCGTCCCACGTTACAACGCTTCCACTGGTGACAAACGCATCACAAAAATCCGGATAGTCGGCCATATCAACGCCATCTACTTCTATGAATCTTAATTGAGACATTTTAAAAGTTGGTGTAAATTTAGGCTCTGGTGTATAACCTGATTCTTTCATTTCTTTTGCCATTCTGGCTCTAAATTGTTCTAGCATAATATTTGTTTTTAATTATTTGTTATATGTAAATATAAACCTTTTTATTGATATAAAAAAACTTTTGGGCATTTATTTTAATTTATTTTAGCATAAATTTAAAATTCTGTTCTTTGAATATCCTAATTCATTTACTGCCCAGTCAACAGCCTCTTCCATGTTAGGAGTTATAATAGGATATTCATTAGTCCTATCAAGTATTCTCCTAACCTCTAGAACCCTAAGCTTAACAGCTGATGTTGATCTACCAAGATCTACTGCTATTTGTTTACATAAAGTTGATTGATCCATTTTAGTAACTCCATTCAAATAAGATTGAATGAATTGTTTTGATTCAGTTAAGGGCCATGCCTCGTAGTGTTTAGTTCCTTTCATAATTTATCTTTCTAGTATTACAAAGTCTCCGAATGCGTCATCAAAAACTTTAATTAAATTTTCATAATCTCCACTCATCATTTGAGCTTGTATTTCTTCGTATGGTTTATCTAGATCCCGTGAGAATCTTTTAGCGTATGCTAATAATGCGAATGCATTTCCATCTGGACCTGTAAGATCTATAATGATTGGATCTCCTTGGTGTTTATGTAGTTTCTTTCTAATCATGTTTATATTATTTGTTATATGTAAATATAAACAAAAAAAGTGAACCAGGAAAATCCTGACTCACTTATTTTTAAAAGTTATTAACAATTTGTTATTTCCTCATAGCTTTCTTAAATACTTTTTTTAACTTTTCAATTTGAGCTTTTAATTCAGTAGAACCTCCCTCTGAAACAGGAGGATGGCTATTATCTTCTAAAAGTTCTATTGAGTCTTTTAATTCATCGATGTCACCGTAGATTTCTTCAATGTCCTCTTCAAAACATTCTTTAAATTCTTGAACATCTTCGTCTAATTCTATAACTTTATCTGCTAGAGCATCTAATCCTTCATTAAGGATTTTATCTAATTCCTCAACGAAACCCGAGTACAGGTTTTCTAGAATCACATGGTCTGCTCTAATACTATTTAATTCTGTATCAAACTGAACTACTTTAATAATAACTAGTACTATTAATACTATTGATACTCCTACTAAAAATGCTAATATTGCTTCCATTGTTTTATTTATTTAAAATTATTGATTTATACTTGTTTCGCTAGTTAACCAAGTTGCGAATTCTGTATTGGTTTTAAATTGATATTCAAATTCACCAGCAACCCAATGATCATGTCCGATTCCATACATTCCTAATCCATCAGACCATTTATGGCACCACGATTTTTGCCAAATAACTGAATCATTTCTATAACCCTGTAGTGGTTGGTCCCTATATACTAGATACCAGTCGTTTAATTCAATAAGTTGTTCGTAATGTTTTATTTCTTCTTCTGAAAATGGCTCATTACCTTCTTCTATTGATTTAAGATACCAATGAATCTGTGAGTGCCATGGATTTTTCCTATCGCAAAGTTCTTCTCTTGAATATCCTTGTGGTGATAATTCAAAGATCTTATCTTCTAGGAAGTTTATTTCAGTTTCTAGTTCTTCTAATTTAGCGTAGTAATCTTCCTCTATTCCAATATGTTTAAAGATTAAGAATAAAGTAAGAGATAGCCAGGCGATTGATGTGATTGTGAATACCATAAATGTTTAGTTATTTTAGATATTATACTGAGTGTTGTCGTACTGTTTCTTTTTTATTTCCAAAAAATCTGGACACACAATATACAAAAAGATAGAGCTAAACATACTAGTGTTTTAGTTGTAAGGCCCTCACCCATAAACAAATAAGTTAAAGTAGTAAAGCTAATTATGCCTAATGTAAATCCAATAAATCTACCAGGCCATATAGCGCCGTCAAAGTTTTCTGCTATTAATCTCGTTGCTATAATAAATATGTAACTTATAGTGGTTCCTCCAACGATTGATAAGGTCCATGGATTCTTCTTAAACCAAGGCCACACGAATTGACCATTAGTTTGAAACCATATCATGGATTGCGCAAGTGCAAATAATAAAGTACCTACTATAAGACCTCTCATTAAAATAATTCGTTTGCTGTAGTTAATATATGAGATATGAAACTATGTCTATGGTGTTCTGTTGCTCCACTTTCTTTAATAGCATTAATATGTTGTTTTGTTCCATATCCTTTATTTGAATTCCAACCATATTGCTCAAACTCTTCCATTTCACTAAGTTCTTTCATTAGCGAATCTCGTTCCGTTTTAGCTAGAATAGAGGCTGCTGCTATTGAAGTATATTTGTTATCACCACCTATAATAGTCTCAAAGGGAATTCCGGCAAATCCATGGAACTGGTCGCCATCTACTAATATGAAATTAAATTCTTCTCCTCTATCATCTAAGTGTGTTAAACAATCATTCATGCCTATTAAAGTTGCTCTTAATATATTTGTAGATTCTATTCGGTTAACACTAATGTGTTTAACTGAATATGCTATTGCATTTTCAAGAACTATTTCTCGAGCAAGCTTACGTTCCTTTTCGTTTAATAGTTTTGAATCTTTAATTAATGGGTGTTGGAATCCAGCTGGCATAATACAAGCTGCGACTGTTACAGGTCCAGCTAGTGCGCCTCGACCTGCTTCGTCAATTCCTATTTCTGTAATACTTTGGTCGTTATTGTATGATCCTTTAAGTAAGATGTGAGTAGACATATATAATTATTTAGTTATTATACTAAAAAACTTATATTTGTTTCTTACTCATTTTCAATTTTCCACTTATCATATCGCTTAACAACATCAATTAAGATTTTTGCTCTAACAATATCGTTTTCATTAAATTTGTGAGTTCCAATTCCACGAACACCTTCCATAATATCTGTAAACTTTTCTAATCCAATGTTATTCTTTGCAATATCATATTGACTAACATCACCAGTTACGATAACCTTAGAACCTTTACCCATTCTTGTTACAAATAACATTAGTTGCTTAAATGTAGCATTCTGTGCTTCGTCTAATATCATAAGTGAATCATCAAATGTATCTCCTCTCATAAATGCAAGAGGTCTAAATTGTATAATTTCAGATTCTACTAATTGGTTTGTGATTGCGTGGCCAACAATCTTTATTAAGTTTGAAATATATGATTGCATGTATGGATCGATCTTTTCACCAATGTCTCCTGGAAGAAATCCTAGCTTCTCCCCAGCCTCTTGAATAGGCTTACACAATATAATTGTTTTAATCTTTTTCTCTGCTAGTAATTTTAGTGCAACATAGCATGCAGTAAATGTTTTAGATGTTCCTGCTGGACCTTGACAAAAAGTGATGTCATTCTCTAAAATCTGTTGGACGTATCTCTGTTGAGATTGTCTTAATTGAACTTTAACGTTTTCTGGTTTAATATTAACTTTACTTCTATTTATCTTTGTATTCTTATTATTTTCAGAATCTTTGCTCATGTATTTATTTTATGTTTAGTTACCTGCCATTATAACAAGTTCTTTTAGTTTCACTAATTTTTCACATTTCTCATACTCTTCTATTCCTTCAAAGTAAACTATTAAGATATCTATAAATTCTGCCCTTTGTCCAATACCATGTGGTATCTCTATGATGTCTGCACCTTCTTTGAAAACTACAAACCTGTTTACTGTTTTTGTGAAGTTACGTGTAATTGTATAATAAGAAGATCTCATCAATGAATCCCTGTCTTCTCCTAGAATATCCGCCATCTTATTGTTTTGTTTTTAAGGTAAGGTATCTTTTGATAACTTACAATTTATATATATGAACACGCATATGTACACGTCCAAATACTTAAAAAAAGTATAATGATATTATAATCTAATTATTGTTATCATTATTCTTCTGCTCAACATACTTTGCTTTTTGTAGCTGTGTACGGTTTGCAGCGGATGGTTTGGTATATTCTTTCTTTTCCCTAAGCTTTTTTACTTGCTTAACCTTTATGGATTTATATTTATATCTTTTGAGAGCCTGCTCAATATTTCCTTTTTCTACTTTGATTATTAACATTTTATCTTGTCAATGATTTTTTTAATATTAGAGCATTTTTCATATTCTTCGCATTTTACAAAGAAATTTAATATATTATTTAGAGCCTCTACTTTTTCTTCTACGGGTGATTCGCTTTTAATTGCCTTTTCTTCTCCCTCTATAACTGCGTTATATACTAGGTTCATCATCGCAGTTTTAGAATTATCTCTTAAACTATCAATGTTTTCGTTTTCCATAGAATCTTCAAAATCTCCTAAATCATGCATTCTCTAAATCTTTAATATGTTGTACGTGTTCTAATTGTTCTTTACTTAATTCGACATTTGATGATCTTAACTTGACCATTAGATTGCCGTAGTTATTTGTGTTATATATCGGAAATCCTTTCCCACTAATTCTTAAAACCTTTCCTTCACTTGAATTAATAGGAACATTAATCTTAAAAGAATTAAAAGGTGTTTTAATTTCAAATGAACCACCGATTAACATATCATAGAATGGCAAAACTAAATCTACCCATATATCTCCATTTGTTACTATTATATTAGGATCTAGCATTATATTCATAATTAAAGTAACATCGCCTTTAGGGGCAGATGAATTAACAGGATGCGCCATTCCTTTACCTCTAATTTTTAACTTAGCACCTTCATGAATACCTTTAGGTATTTTAATATTGAATTGTTGAGATCCAGTATCAATATATTTAGTAGTTCCATAGTAAACCTCTTCTAATGTTAGTTTAATTCTAATAGTGATATCAGATCCTCTTGCATTTTGATTGAATGCATCATTAAACATCTGAGAAAAGTCACCATCAAAGTTATTAAATGTATGGTTAAATCCATTAAATCCAGATCCTCTACTATTTCTAGAAGCTCCCCATTTAAAATCGTATTGCTGTTTCTTTTCAGGATCTCCTAAAGTTTCATAAGCTTCTGATATTTCTTTGAATTTAGATTCAGAACCACCTTTATCGGGATGGTGTAATTTAACGAGATCTCGGTATGCCTTCTTAATATCGGGTTGAGTTGCCTCTTTACTTACATTAAGTATCTCGTAATATTTCATTAAGCTTTTTTCTTGTTAGCGTTACGAGATTTAATAGCTTCCATCTTAGCTTCCATTAGTTGTTGCTTTGATTTTGCTTTTATAACCTTAGATTCTTCAATTTTAATTTTTCTTGTTAAATTGATTTCTCTGCTTTCTGCATTCTTCATCAATTCAGCAATTTTCTCAAGAGCCGTTGCTATTCTAGCGATGTGTATGTTATCTTCCATATATTATTTATTCAAGTTTTTCAAGCTCACATTTTAGATCTGCACACTTTTCGTACTCTTCTAAGTCTTGAAAGTAAAATATAGTCTCTTCTATAATCCTCTTGATCACCTCAGGATTTCGAGTTTGATCCGCGTCAATCCCGTGTTTAATTATAGCCTCGTAGTTTGCACGTGCTAATCTGTCCTTAATCGACTCCAGATAATCAGTCTCATTTTCAGTAGGCATTGATCCATCGTCTCCGTCCATATAAAATTCATCAAATTCGTCGCTCATGTTGTATCTCTTTATTTGTTATATGTAAATATAAACCTTTTATTTGATATAAAAAAACATTTGGGCATTTATTTTCAAATAATTTCCATATTTGACATTTTAAGCATAACATTCATTGTTGCCTTTACATCAAGCTCACAATAATCCTTAATAGCTTCTAAATTACCATCCCAGTATTGTCCAGATACTTCTGGCCCTGCAACAGTAGATCCTTTAGGAGATGGAATTCCAAATACACTACATAATAAATCTAGTGAAGCTCCATTCATTCCTCCAAATTTCCAAATATCGTATGTATCTAATAAACAGTTTTCCCATGGTTTTAGTTTTTGAAAATGGAATTGGTGTGGAGGTATAATTCCGTTTATCAAACATTTCTTAACGATCCATGGCATATCAAACTTTTTAATATTATGTCCTGTTAATTTAACGTTTGAATTTTTAGAAAAGACAGCAGACATAATTCCACAAAATTCTTGAAGTAATTCAGCCTCATCATTTCCATAAAAAGATCTAATATTTCCGTCCTGTGCAATTCCAACTTCATCAAACTTAATTTGCCCAATTGATATTGTAATTATTCTACCGAATTCAGGGTATAGTGCAGCTGCATTTATATATAGTTCATCTTCAGTTAATTCTCCTTTCTCAGAACCATACTCTCTAATAGTTCTAGCCTTTTTAAGCCAAAGATCGTATAAACCATCAGGTCCTTCGTTCTTTAACTCTTCTAAATCTCTATAATTTGCTGCAGTCTCTATATCTATAAAGAGCATTCCTTTTAAATCTGATACACTATACATATATTTTTATTTTAATTGTTTTTCAGTAGTTCCCATTTCATTAATTGCAATTGGGTATCTTGTCCTATTGTTTTCAAAGTCTGCTGTTATTAAATAGTATTTAATTCCTGTAGTTTTTGATAAACCTTCACACATCTCTAAGATAGGTCCGTAGTAAACAGACCCTGCAAATCTAAAATAGTATTTAGTTCCTATCTTTGGATTTTTAACTGTGATTTTTCTAGGTGGTTGTTTCTTTGCCATATAGTAATTATATTCATTTAAATATAAAAGTTTACCCGGGCATATAACTATATTCTTAAAGATATAGTTTTAATTATAAATCATTCCAACTAGAGTGCTCTAGTTTTTCTCTAATGGAAGTATATGTATCGTACGGTATTAAAACCTCTAAGAATCCTCCAGAAATAGTTCCTGGAAGATCTTTAGGATTAATCCAATAATTAGGTGGCGTTTGTATTCTACTATTTATAAAATCAAACATAGCGTCTATTTCCATGTGATGTACATAAATTTTAATCTGCATGCATTTCATATCCGGGTACGCCATAATATTATCCTTTAAAAACCACGTTAACGTATCCTTCGTCCTCGCCGTATCTAGATTCTGCGTGTATTGGATAATGAGGAGCTTCCTCATATGCCCAATCATGTTGTCCTAATTCTTCAAATCTAGCTTTAATTTGATCGTTATAGTGTGATGCTATTGTTCTAGTTCTTCTTTGAATATCTGCTCTAGATAAATCATGTGTGTTTCTACCACCTGAGTTATTATATAAGAATTGAATATATGATAATTTAGGAATCTTACACATTATTGTGTTTAAGAAAGTTCTGACGATTAATTCATAATCATCAACAACTGTTAAACTTCTATTATGTCCTCCGATTTCAAAATATGTTGTTCTTCTCCATGCTCTAATATGATTTGGAACTCCAACAATATGTCTTATTGTTTTTGGGTTTATATTTTGTTGATTAGCAGGTGATAACATTTTACCTTTATATTCTTCATCTCTGTAATTTCCATATCCTAATGCAAATCCTGGTCCATATTTATTATTTTCCCATTCTTCAGTAACCTCTGCAGTGTCTCCATAAAAGAATCCGCATTCAGGGTGGGCCTGTGCTGCATTGTGTAAATCCATTGCACAGTTTTCAGCAAGTAAATCATCATGATCTAACTCTGCGAGAATATATCCTCTAGACATTGAACATGCTCTCCATTTTACTTCTCCAATACAACCTCCTGATTTTTCTCTAAGGTCATATACCTTTACTCTTGGATCATTCTTTGCAATTTCTTCTGCGATCTTAAGAGTTCTTCCACCGTCAGTTGAATCATTCATTAAAATCCATTCCCAGTTTTGATACGTTTGCCTAGCAACTGACTCATATGTTTCGTATAGCTTTTCTTTAGTATTGTAAATTGGAGTAAAGAATGATATTAAACTTTCATCATTCATATTAGTAGGGTCTAACATTGCTTGTTCAGAAACGCCATACGCAATATTACCTATATTTTTAAGATCTTCTTCGTTATCTATATTAATCCATTTGCGCCTAAACTGTAGTGGTAATGAAGACAATCTAGGAAATGATCTAAAACTTTCACCAACTGTAACTATAGAATCTGGTTTAAATTCTGCAATCTCAGCAGCAATGTTCATATCATCCTTTAAGTATTTTACAGTTAATTCGTCAGCCTCATAATCTAAAACTTTACTAGTTACTAAATGCGGCTCTCCTTCACCTATATATAACACCCTAGGTAGTTTAGGGGTTGCCTCTTTATCTAAGTAATTATAATAGCTTAATATCTCATTATGATAGCTAAATGAATTAGGCTCTTCCGTTAGTACTGCCTCGATAAAGTAACCATCTGCCGCATAATCTGCACCGAATTCATATTTACCTATAAGTTCAGTACGAATAACGGCCTGTGCAATATCTGTCTTTCTAAATCCTGTATTTTCAGGAGAAGCTACCCTAACATCTAATCTAGTAAAATCCTTACCAGATACCTTTTGAGATACAACGTGAATTTTCTTACCACTCTCGTTAAGTGCAGTAGACATATAGCTGTAAAAGTTCTCATGCAATATGTTATCGTCGTCTAAGAAATAAAACCATGACTTAGGATTTAATCCCTTAATGATCTCAGTAGATTGTGGATATAGTAATCCACCATCACCGCCTTTAATAAAATATAGTTGAGTATCTTCATTTGTTAATTCTGATAATAATTCCGCATCAATATCCTTTAGAGGAGCAACGTCGAAAATTACATGCCATTTTATTTTTAAGTTATTTGGTACATCTGCGAATACGGATTTCTTAACTTCTGATAAGTTATTAGGACGAGTACATCTCGTCAATATATGTAATGTGTGTTTCATTTAAATTTGAGTTTATTGTTCTATGTCAAAAAAGAACATATGGAAAAATCTTGCGTTATCTATTGCATCTCCAAAATATTCAGTAGCTGCATGTAGTTGTGATGAGTTAAAAATTACTAGTCTATTATATACATTCCCAATATCATCAATCTTTTCAAATTGAGTTCCATCGTAAAAGTTCATTTCTTTATTATTACCTCTGAAGGTATCTACATATTCATTTCCCATTCTAGATTCTTGACCTGGGAACGATGAAATTCCTGTAACTTTACTCCTATACATCGCAGTTCCTGTTTGTGGAGGAGCATCTGGTGTTAAGTAAACCATAGCAGCATACATTTGACTGTCAACGTGATATACTATAGGTTGATCTGCAGTACAGAATTGGAATACGCCATTAGCATATCCACCGTTATTCCAGTTTGTAATCCTTTTCCCTAATATTGTTTCTAGCTTTTCTTTAGTACCATCTAATATAAATCTAGAATTTGATCTTTGTCCTTTGTGATAATCTGAAGATGTGAACTCTAGTTCGTTCATAGCGTATTCCCTAACCATATCTGGCTTTGCATAGAAATTATCAACAACAATAAGATCCTTATCATCGCCATTGAATCCTGATTTAGAAACTATTTCTTTTAATAAAGATGTTAAGTCAAACACTGTATTACTATTATCAAATTTAATACACAGATTTTTACTTAATAGATTATTTTGTAAAGTTATTGTAAAGCCTACCTTATTAGATGGGATACTTCCTTTAAAATATTCAACAACATCAGGCCTATCTTTCCATACTGTATCAATAGATTTATCTTCAATTATAAGACTATCTATAGTTTTATTTTCTGTTGAATATATCCAACCTTCGAATGTAGTTTTTCCAATATCTTGAAAAACCCTTTCTACATTCATTAATACGTTTGGGATTTTAGTATTATACATAAATTTGCAATTTTAGTTATTATATAGTTGATAATCTATTTGTTTATTTATCTCTTTTATTTTAGACAAAAAAAGACTCTAATTTCTTAGAGTCTCTTAATTTTAAAATTTATGGTTTAGGCCATATTTAGCTAGTTTATTCTTTATAATACTATATCCTACCACCGATTCCACTACCTTTACTAGCAGCAGTTACTTTAGTTGTTAGACCATTAGAAAAATTCATTGTAGCTCCATTTTGGAATTGCATAGTACCTGTTACTCCACCAGAGCCTCCACTATATCCTTGACTACCTTGAGTACCGAATGATCCGCCAAAACCAGTGGGTCCTTTTAATCCGCCTGCTCCTTTTAAACCAATAAATCCGGTATATCCAGCCTGTCCAACTCCACCTTGAGAACCCTGAGGACCTACTGTTCCAGTTGATCCTTTAGAACCTTGATAACCCCTAGCTCCTGTTGATCCTGTTAATCCTTTAGCACCTTGAGTACCTCTAGCACCTTGAGTACCTCTAGCACCCTGTGCGCCAATACCTTGATAACCTTGATAACCTTGAACCCCTTGAGGTCCTCTTGGTAAATCTCCCGTTAATCCTTTATAACCCTGAGCACCAGTAGTTCCTTGATAACCTAGTCTATTAACACCTTGTGGACCTTGAGAACCTCGAGCACCTTGAGAACCTTGTGTTCCTCTAGGTTCGACGCCTGCATAACCTTGTGGACCTTGATCACCTGCAACACCTTCATAGTTGACTACAGTTGCACCTTGATGACCTATATCTCCAATTAATCCTTTAGCACCTGAATCACCCTTTGTAGCAGGACCTTTAGCACCTTGATCACCTTGAGCACCTTGATCTCCTCTAAATCCTGTAGGATTATTTCCCTGAGGACCTTTATATCCAACCGATCCTTTAGAACCTTGAGAACCTCTAGGATTATTTCCTTGATATCCTTGATATCCTTTTGATCCTTTAGTACCTTTGGCCCCTCTTGGTGAAGTTCCTTGATAACCTTTTGGTCCAGTATTTCCTGTAGAACCTTTAGATCCTACGGGCTCAAGTCCTTGAGGACCTCTATCTCCTACAAGACCAGTATATCCTTTGGAACCAACTGGCTCGTTACCATTTAATCCCTTAAGTCCTATATTTCCTTGAGATCCAGTACGTCCTACAACGATAGGTCCAACTGGACCAGTAGCTCCTTGTAATCCTTGATCTCCCCTTGGTCCGGTTGGAGAATCTCCTACAGTACCTTGAAAACCTCTGTCTCCTTGATCTCCCCTTGGTCCAGTTGGAGAATCTCCCACAGTACCTTGATCTCCTTTTAATCCTTGAAAACCTTTTGGTCCAGTTGGAGAATCTCCCACAGTACCTTGATCCCCTTTTGATCCTTGAAAACCTTTTGGTCCTGTTGGTGAATCACCTACAGTACCTTGAAAACCTCTATCTCCTTGAAAACCTTTTGGTCCTGTTGGTGAATCACCGACAGTACCCTGATCTCCTTTAATACCAGTAAATCCAGTTTCACCGTCTACTCTTATACCTTGATCTCCCTTTAAACCTTGATCTCCTTGAGTACCTTGATTTCCTAATAATCCTTGAGAACCTTTAAATCCTTTATTACCTTGGAAACCTATATTTCCTTGATCACCTTTAATACCTATAAATCCTGTATTACCAGTATATCCTTTATTTCCTTGAGAACCTTGATCTCCCTTAGTACCTTGAAAACCTTGATCACCAATTAGTCCAAGATCTCCTTGTATACCTTGATTTCCCTTTATACCTTGGAAACCCCTTTCACCAATTAACCCAGTATAACCAGTATCTCCTTGGAAACCATGATCTCCCTCGAAACCTTCAGCTCCTTGAAAACCCTGAGCTCCTTGAAACCCTAAAGAACCTTTATCTCCGGTGAAGTATGGGTAGTTATTTTTATCGTAGTCCGTTATATTGAGAGGTAGTGAACCTCCAATTAAAGAACCTTGTTTTAGTTTAGCCATTTTTAATTTTATTTTTTTATACTTATTATATATCTAATTCAATTATCCGGTTTGATTATGGTTCTAAATACTTTTTATAAACCCGTTGTTTATTGAAAAATCACTTGAATTATTATCCTGCAATCCGAAGTAATTATAACCATTACCTGCCACTCCAGTTGATCCTTGAGGACCTCTAGCTCCAGGTTGTTGACCAGAACCAAAAGTACCTCTAGCTCCTTGATTTCCCTTTGCTCCTTGATAACCTTTAACTCCTTGAGAACCTTGAGATCCTTTAAATCCTTTAAGTCCTACAGAACCTTGATTTCCAGTATTTCCTTTGTAACCTGTAGATACGCCAGCACCAGTACTTCCGGTAAGTCCGTTATATCCCTGTACTCCTTGATAACCTTGAGCTCCTCTAGCTACATTAGGTCCAGTAATTCCTGTGAAACCTTTGTAACCTTCATATCCCTGTGCTCCTTGAGAACCTCTACTGTCCGTTCCTTGAGCACCTCTTTGACCTTGAACTCCTCGATGACCTTGATCACCTCTGGTTGCGTATAAAGATGCTCTAAAACCTTCTAGACCCTGATATCCCCTCTTTCCTTCATAACCTTGAGGACCTTGATCTCCTTTAACACCCTGATGTCCTTTAGTACCTTGATCTCCTTGAACTCCTTGATCTCCAGTAGCTCCTTTAAGTCCTTTAGAACCTTGAGTACCTTGAGTACCTTGATCTCCTTGAACTCCTTGTGATCCGTGTGCAAGACCTATAAAACCTTTAAATCCAATATAACCAATAGGGCCTTTACTTCCTTTATTTCCTTTAGGTCCAACAATTCCTTGATCACCTTGATTACCTACATAACCCTGATCTCCTTTAGTACCTAATAGTCCTTTATATCCAACATCCCCTTGGGTACCTTGATAACCCTGAGATCCTGTTACTCCTTGATAACCAGTAGCTCCCTTTGAACCTTGATCACCTTGAGTTCCTCTTTCACCTTGAGCACCTTGATATCCTTTACTACCTTTTATTCCAGTATCACCCTTAGATCCTTGAGCACCTTGATCACCTACATTTCCTTTTAAACCAATTGGACCAAGAGGGCCTGTCGTTCCTCCAACATTACCTACTTGCATTTTAGGAAAACATAACCATGTTCTAGAACTAGAATCATAACCACCAGCCTGTTTCATATTAAATGATAAACTGTCAGATTGACTATTAGTTGCATTTGTAAATGCTGGGAAAATAACATTATGCCATTCACCGTCATTTGGAACAGATATATGGGCATTCCAATGTCTACCAACTTCATTATTATCTGCCGTGTAGAAATTTATTTCAAAACCTGGATCTACTGTTTTTACCCATATAGAAACTGTATAAACAGTACCTGGTGTTTGTGGTGCGTAATTACCATAAGAATACCAATATGAAGCTGTTGTTCTTTTATTAAATCCAACAACTGGTGAATTTACACCGTATGGCGCATCTATTTCACCAAATACTATATCTTGTTGATATCCTTTAGCCCATCCTGTATCTAAGTTTGTGTTTGTAACAACGTTAGTTGCTGGTACAATTCCAGTATTTCCTTTATATCCTTCATATCCAGTTGCTCCTTTAGAACCCTGAGTACCTGATGTTCCTTGATATCCTGTTACTCCTTTATATCCTGTTGATCCTTTAGAACCCTGTGCTCCAGTTGCTCCTTGGTCTCCTGTTACTCCTTTATATCCTGTTGATCCTTTAGAACCCTGTACTCCAGTTGCTCCTTGGTCACCAGTTACTCCTTTATATCCTGTTGATCCTTTAGAACCCTGTACTCCAGTAGCTCCTTTAAATCCAATCAATCCAGTATATCCAGTCGATCCTTTAGAACCCTGTGCTCCAGTATCTCCCTTATCTCCTTTAGAACCTTGAACACCTTTAGAACCTATAATACCATTTGCACCTTTATCTCCAGTGTTTCCTATATTACCAGTAGCACCAAACAGTCCAGTATCCCCGTCAAAACCAACATCACCACCTATTCCAATAGGTCCGATGATACCTTCTGATCCAACAGGACCTTGGGGTCCTCTAGCACCTTTATCTCCAGTTATTCCTGTATATCCTTTATCACCGGTGATTCCATTATCTCCAACAATTCCGTCGTTTCCTTTATTACCAACAAACCCCTGACTTCCAGGAACTCCTTCATATCCTTGAAAACCTTTCTTTCCCTTAATTCCAGTATCTCCCTGAAGACCTTCGTCCCCTTTAGATCCCAAATTACCAGAAAATCCATTATTTCCTTGTGCACCTAGATCACCTTGGAGACCCTGATTCCCTACAAATGCAGGGTTATCAGAGCTGTTCATAATACCTTTGTGAAGTATTAATTTATCCTCGATGGTAGTGCCTAAAATTAATTTAGCCATTTTTTATCTATTATTTTTTATTTTAAATATTATATATTTTTTACTAAACCGTTAGAAACATATGCAGCACCGCCTGAGATTCCACCGTTCCATCCTGAATAATATATAAATCCAGTATATCCTGAATTTTCATATTGATATCCTTGATATCCTGTAGCTCCTTGAAAACCAGCTGCTCCTTGGAATCCCATAGCTCCTTGAGAACCAGTAAATCCTTGAGAACCTTGAGAACCTTGGTAACCTTTAGGGGCTATATTAGCTCCTCCATCACCAACAGTTCCTTGAGAACCTCTAAGGCCTTGAGCACCTATAACACCTTGAGGACCTCTAGCAGATCCTAATTCCCAATCAGTACCTCTAAAGAATTGAATATTATTAATACCTGTATTAACGTTATGTAGTGATGAATCAACGTACATTGTATAACCTGTACCTAAAGTTACCGATCTGGTAATTTTGTCATCCTTTCTATATGTAATCCCATAACCATCATATGTTATTGAAAAAACAGAAGATGTAGTATAAGAACCTCCACTAGCGATCCAATTACCATTCTCATATATGTAAGCGACTCCATCGCCTGCAGGGTACCATGCAAAATCAATGGTATTATAACTTGTATTCGCTTCCGGATCACTATTAAGCCCCATCATTCTTGGGGTATTTGTGTTATTACATGTAAACCTTACAGTAACAGCATTACCGGCTCCGTGATTATTTGATGAAAAAGCATGTTCATTCCATCCGTTACTTCCGCTAGTTTTTAAAATGTCATATGTTTGGTTCTTTTCATTAGATATTATTTGAATTTCATTACCAGAAGTTACAAGATAAAGATCTGAATTACCGGTTGCACCTTTTTGACCTTGATATCCTACAAAACCTTTAAAACCTGGTAGACCAGAAGCAGATGTTCGAGTGGATCCTTGATTTCCTCGATCACCTTGAATTCCTTTATTACCTGTATAACCGCCAAAACCTTTATATCCTTGAACTCCCTTATAGCCTTGATTACCTGTATATCCAAGTGGACTTGGATCTCCAATAATTCCTACATAACCCTGATCTCCAGTATTACCTATAAAACCTTTAGTACCTGAAGCTCCTTGAATTCCTCTAAGACCAATAAATCCTTTAAAACCTTGATTTCCTCTATCACTAAAATCTCCCTGGGCTCCTCTAAATCCTTGAAAACCTTGAGCTCCTTTTAATCCCTTAAAACCAACAGATCCAGTAGTTCCGATAGGTCCTTTAGCACCTGTATCACCTTGATCTCCTTGAGTACCTACGGGTCCTATGTCACCTTGATAACCTCTAGGTCCACCGATTCCAGTATCTCCTGTAGGTCCTACAGTACCTTGAGTTCCTTGAGTTCCTTTAAAACCAATATGTCCTTTTGGTGCAATAGGTGCTATAGGGCCTTGATCTCCTTGATTCCCAATATGTCCTTTATGTCCAACAAGTCCAATAAGACCAGTAAGGCCAATATCTCCAATTAATCCTTGATTTCCTTGATTTCCTCTATGGCCATTAGGTCCATTATTACCTTGAGCTCCTTGAGGTCCAATAAGACCTTTAGCTCCTTGAGATCCTATTTCACCAGTTGGTCCTGCATTTCCAGTATCACCTTTAGCTCCAGTATCTCCTTGGAATCCAATAGGGCCAGTAGATCCTTTAAGACCTTTATCTCCAATTAATCCTTTATCTCCTTGATTTCCAATAGGGCCAGTAGATCCCTTAAGACCTTTGTCTCCTTTATCGCCAGTAGATCCTTGATTACCAGTATTCCCAATAGATCCTTTAAGACCTTTTTCACCTTTAGCTCCAGTAGCTCCTTGATTACCAGTATTCCCAGTAGATCCTTTAAGACCTTTATCTCCCTGTGATCCTTTATCACCTTGATTTCCAATAGGGCCAGTAGAACCTTTATCTCCTTTGATACCTTTATCTCCTTGATAGCCTTGGGCCCCTTTAACACCTGGTTGTCCAGTTGCTCCTTGGTCTCCAATAGAAGCTTTAAATCCTTTAGTACCTTTATCACCCTGTGGGCCAATAGCACCTTGAGATCCTTTATCTCCTTTAGATCCAGTATCTCCTTTAAAACCTTGATCTCCTTGGAATCCTTTAGCTCCTTGGATTCCAGTTTGTCCTTTTAAACCTTTAGCTCCTTTAAGACCCTGATCTCCTTTTAAACCTTTATCTCCGGAAATTCCTTGCCATCCGGTAATTCCTTGATCTCCTTTAGTTCCTTTTTCTCCTTGATCTCCTTTAGTTCCTTTATCACCTTGATCACCCTTAGTTCCTTGAAAACCAGTTGCTCCTTGAAAACCTTGATTTCCTCGAATACCTTGATCTCCTCGAAGATCTTCATATTCAGTAGGGTCAAAGTTAACAGTTGTAAGTGCATCATATCCTGCAATTGTTGTATCTGCTTTTAATAACATTTTAGAATCTAAAGCGTGTTCAGATTTTAAATCAACTAAACCAGTTGCACCATTAGGGGCAATAGCAATAGAGTTAGATCCTAGATTAGCATCTTCAACTATTTCGCCATTTATTTTTAGAAAAGGAGCACCATTATTTGATTCAACACCAGCAGCTAGCTGTGTCTCATCTATCCAACCTCCATTAACTAGAAAATGCTTAACGCCATTTTCGTCTACAAGAGTTTGTGTAATTTTGAATGTACCCATGTTTATTTTTTATTTTTTATAGATTTAATTTAATATTATTTAATCTTGCAGGCATATTAATTACCTGCAAGATTTAATAATTTTATTAAGATGGGAAGTTAAATTTAATACTACCATCAGAGGCAGAGTCAATTGTTATTCCATTTCCTAAGTTGAATTTACTTGCAGATAATATTACCTTTCCTTGAACATCTAAATCAACAACATCAGTAGTACCTCCTAGTACAGTATTTTCAATATCTATACCAGATGCAGATATTAAAGATAATTCAGCACCTTGAGAACCTTTATCACCTTTATCACCTTGGAAACCTTGATCTCCTTGATCTCCAGTTTCTCCTTTGAAACCTTGATCTCCTTTAGTTCCTTTTTCACCTTGGAAACCTTGATCTCCTTTAGTTCCTTTTTCACCTTGGAAACCTTGATCACCTTGATCACCTTTATCTCCTTTAAAACCTTGATCTCCTTTAGTTCCTTTTTCACCTTGGAAACCTTGATCACCTTTATCACCTTTATCTCCTTTGAAACCTTGATCTCCTTTAGTTCCTTTTTCACCTTGGAAACCTTGATCTCCTTTAGTTCCTTTTTCACCTTGGAAACCTTGATCACCTTGATCACCTTTAGTTCCTTTTTCACCTTGGAAACCTTGATCACCTTTATCTCCTTTATCTCCTTTAAAACCTTGATCTCCTTGGAAACCTTGATCTCCTTTTAAACCAGTATCTCCTTGGAAACCTTGATCTCCTTGATCACCTTTATCTCCTTTAAAACCTTGATCTCCTTTTTCTCCTACTTCACCTTGGAAACCTTGATCTCCAGTTTCTCCTTTAAAACCTTGATCTCCTTGGAAACCTTGATCTCCGGTAAAACCTTGATCTCCTTTAGTTCCTTTTTCACCTTGGAAACCTTGATCTCCTTTAGTTCCTTTTTCACCTTGGAAACCTTGATCTCCAGTTTCTCCTTTAAAACCTTGATCTCCTTGATCTCCAGTTTCTCCTTTAAAACCTTGATCACCTTGATCTCCAGTTTCTCCTTTGAAACCTTGATCTCCTTGATCTCCAGTTTCTCCTTTGAAACCTTGATCACCTTTTAAACCAGTATCTCCTTGGAAACCTTGATCACCTTTTAAACCAGTATCTCCTTGGAAACCTTGATCTCCTTGATCTCCAGTTTCTCCTTTGAAACCTTGATCACCTTTATCACCTTTATCTCCTTTGAAACCTTGATCTCCTTGATCTCCAGTTTCTCCTTTGAAACCTTGATCACCTTTTAAACCAGTATCTCCTTGGAAACCTTGATCACCTTGATCTCCAGTTTCTCCTTTGAAACCTTGATCTCCTTGATCTCCAGTTTCTCCTTTGAAACCTTGATCACCTTTTAAACCAGTATCTCCTTGGAAACCTTGATCACCTTTATCACCTTTAGTTCCTTTTTCACCTTGGAAACCTTGATCTCCTTGATCTCCAGTTTCTCCTTTGAAACCTTGATCACCTTTATCACCTTTAGTTCCTTTTTCACCTTGGAAACCTTGATCTCCTTGATCTCCAGTTTCTCCTTTGAAACCTTGATCACCTTTATCACCTTTATCTCCTTTGAAACCTTGATCTCCTTGATCTCCTTGATCTCCAGTTTCTCCTTTGAAACCTTGATCACCTTTTAAACCAGTATCTCCTTGGAAACCTTGATCACCTTGATCACCTTTATCTCCTTTAGTTCCTTTTTCACCTTGAAAACCTTGATCTCCTTGATCTCCAGTTTCTCCTTTGAAACCTTGATCTCCTTGATCACCTTTATCTCCTTTGAAACCTTGATCTCCTTGATCTCCGGTAAAACCTTGATCACCTTGATCTCCGGTAAAACCTTGATCTCCTTTAGTTCCTTTTTCACCTTGGAAACCTTGATCTCCTTTAGTTCCTTTTTCACCTTGGAAACCTTGATCTCCTTGATCTCCAGTTTCTCCTTTGAAACCTTGATCACCTTTAAAACCTTGATCTCCAGTTTCTCCTTTGAAACCTTGATCTCCTTGATCTCCAGTTTCTCCTTGGAAACCTTGATCTCCTACTTCACCTTGATCTCCTTTAAAACCTTGATCTCCTTTAGTTCCTTTTTCACCTTGAAAACCTTGATCTCCTTGATCTCCAGTTTCTCCCTTGAAACCTTGATCTCCAGTTTCTCCTTGATCACCTTTATCTCCTTTAAAACCTTGATCACCTTGATCACCAGTTTCTCCTTTAAAACCTTGATCACCTTTAGTTCCTTTTTCACCTTGAAAACCTTGATCTCCTTGATCTCCAGTTTCTCCTTTAAAACCTTGATCACCTTGGAAACCTTGATCTCCAGTTTCTCCTTGATCACCTTTATCTCCTTTAAAACCTTGATCACCTTGATCACCAGTTTCTCCTTTAAAACCTTGATCACCTTGGAAACCTTGATCTCCGGTAAAACCTTGATCTCCTTGATCTCCAGTTTCTCCTTTAAAACCTTGATCACCTTGGAAACCTTGATCCCCATATTCTCCTTGATCACCTTTAAAACCTTGATCACCTTGATCTCCAGTTTCTCCTTTAAAACCTTGATCTCCTTGAAAACCTTGATCACCTTGATCTCCAGTTTCTCCTTGATCTCCTTTTTCTCCAGTTTCTCCTTGGAAACCTTGATCTCCTTGATCTCCAGTTTCTCCTTTAAAACCTTGATCACCTTGGAAACCTTGATCACCTTGATCTCCAGTTTCTCCTTTAAAACCTTGATCACCTGTAAAACCTTGATCACCTTGATCTCCAGTCTCTCCTTGATCTCCGGTAAAACCTTGATCTCCTTGATCACCAGTTTCTCCTTTAAAACCTTGATCTCCGGTAAAACCTTGATCTCCTTGATCACCAGTTTCTCCTTTAAAACCTTGATCTCCTTGAAAACCTTGATCACCGGTAAAACCTTGATCTCCTTTTTCTCCTTGATCACCTTTATCTCCTTTAAAACCTTGATCTCCTTGATCACCCTGGAAACCTTGATCGCCAGTTTCTCCTTGGAAACCTTGATCTCCTTGAAAACCTTGGAAACCATTCTCACCCTGGGGTCCCTGATTACCTTGAGGGCCGGCCGTAGAAATGTATGCTGAATTTGCCATAATTTACTTTTTTATTTTATTTTTTCTTTTTAATTAGTCTAATGAGTTTCTTTCGTATACAATATCAAATGCATCGCCTTCACCTATTTCATATCCTGCGTTATCAGAGTTCCAGTATAATGTATCTCCTGCTTCTAAGTCTGCAACAACTTTTGAAGTTGCTCCACCGTCTGCAGAGAAAAATACATCCCCTGTAAAGTCACCGTAAGATTCTGTTACTGCAACACCGTTCATATAAACTTGAACAGTTGAATCTGCAAAAGGTGTATAATCTAAAGTAATACCAGTTGATGATACTCCTCCATCAGATGGTGTTGGTATTAAATCAGCTTGAGTATATTCAGTTCCTTGTGCAATTGCAACAGCTCCTAAACTAGGTCTCCATGGAAGAACCTGCGCTTGTGTTGTAGTAATTGCCTGTAATACAGGATTACTAAATGGAAATAATGGATCTGAAATAGAAAGAAATTCTATAATTGATCCTGTTTCAGTATCATCTACTACATAAAAAGAACCTGGTACTAAAGACCAAGAATCTACTGTAATATTACCAATTTGTACTGCTACGAATTCGTTTGCGTTAACAACAGACTCTATAACCATTCTTCCTAACTTATCAGCTGTCTTTGAATCTGCTAAGACCCAAGAACCTCCGAAAAATGCAACAACATCACCTGCGGCATATCCATGGGCATTTTGTACATAAGAAGATTTTAAAGAACCTGATGCCAATTGTGTGTCTAAAGCGTCAAGCTTAGACTGTAAGCCGTGAATTTGCTTAATTTTAATTTGTGACATAGATTTTTATATTTTTTTTATTTGTTCATCTTAGAAAGGAACCTCACTCCTTTCATATCAATTCTATATATCATGGATTGCTCACGAATATCTTCCTGGCGCGACTTAATATTGTAATATAATATTGATAAATATTGTATGAATGCAATGACTAGGAAATTAATAAGAGACTACACTTACCATATGGACTCTCTTGAGGATATATTATCCATATCGTGTGACGCCGAGTCTGATTTTAGGGAAGCTATGAATGATGGTCATGAAGATGCTCTAGAGGCATTACAACCAAAGGAAGGCTCAGTTCCTCCTAAAAAAATAGAGGAAATTGATGAAGTTAAGTTTGAAGATAAGGACTTTAAAAAGATATTTAGAAAACTAGCAGTTAAATGCCATCCTGACAAATTAACTAAAGATATTTCAGAGAGGGAATCTAATTTTTTAAAGAAATGCTATGAAGATATGAATCTTGCTAATTTAACATATGATTGGGGTTTACTATTAAAAGTAGCTAACGAATTAGATGTTGAAATTACAGATTTAAGTGAAGCGCATTTTGATAACATTAATAGTAACATAGAATCTATCAAACGTAAAATATCAATGTATGAGAACTCTATGGCTTATAAATGGTATACCCTCTCTGATCCGGAAATCAAGAAAGGGTATTTAGAAACCTGTGCGGCTATTTTTATGAAATCTGTTAATAAAGATTAAACATCCCATATATTTTTATAGTGGCACCTTGCATATATTGGCCTAGTATATGAAGTTCCATTTGGATATTCTGCTCTTAATCTATTATGGAAATCAACGTCCTCTGATATAACATCTGATATAATATCCCTCCATTTAGTAGTACACGTAGCTTTATGTGTAAATAACCAAGGAGACATTATTATTCTATTTTCTTTAGTTTGCATCGGCTTCCAATATCCTGGTAATTGTTTTAAATTAACTGATTCAATTGTTTTTGGATCTACAACCGTTCCATCATGCTGATTAGAGTTAACTACATTTGAGTGATCATACCATGATGTGTTAATCCACCAATCTTTTTCCGGTGCAGAATTATATATTAACATTTGTGTCATTGTAAATTCTGGTAATAAGTAATCATCTGAATCCATGTAAGATACAATAGTACCTAAAGATGCTGCGACCCCTAGGGCTCTTGCAAAACCTCTAAAGTATTTCCTACCTTCTCCCATGTCGTCATACATTAATGGAGTGTCTGCCCTATCAAGAAATATGAATCTTATGTTTTTTTCATTAGACCATGATCTGTTATATTGTTGATGTGCTTTATGACATCCGTCAGATACAATAATTAACTCACAATTTTTGTATATTTGATTTCTAAAGCTTTCAACTGCTCTTATGAATTTGCCAATAGCATCACTTCTAGAATCTGGATAGTCTTTTAAATTTACCTGCATTACAACAGATACTTTAATTTTATCCATGCTGTTTAATATTTCCTCAGTATTCATTATTTATATAAGTTTGTTTTCCAATTGTATTCATATGACATTTTATGAGTGTCTTTATTAAATACGTTATCTATTAATTTTTTATATGTATTCACTATTCCCGGGTTAGTTGACATATATCTTTCTAATACGGGTTTATTTTTTAAACGATATTCTTCTATATTTTTATCGTGTTCATTTAATGCAAGTTTTAATTGTTCAGCACCGTCTGATATATTAAAGTCTTTATAGTAATATCCGCCATCCTGTACCATCTCAGCGTTGTGTATAATAGGGTACCCGTAGTACATCGCGTCTAAGTATGCATAATTCAATGGGTTTTCCCACTGATGTGATACTACGATATCGGTACCATCTGCTAGGAATGTAGATATTGGATATCTACTAACATATTTTATTTTGTCATTGTTTGATTTTACTAGGTCTAGTAGTTTAATCATTCCCATGTAATAGCTATTCTTTAATAGTTTTTTACCTGATCCTATTTGTATTTTATCAAATGCATCTTTTCCATATTCTCTAAATACATTTTCAGCTATCATGAGAGGTATCATTGAATATTTAACCACATTCAAATTTGGTTCCATTACCGATAATCTCTTTTCTTTTCTAGGTTTTGGAATATATTTAGGAGTGTTCCTACCTGATTTTGCTAATAGGATATCATGCTGTTCCAGGGGCTCTGGATCCCATATAAAAGGAACAACTTTAACTTGAGAATCACCATGTCTATATATAGTCTTGTAGTATTCTAAATTTTGGTACTCCTGTTGAGGTATTATCCACGTCTCGTCATGGTTACTATCCCATGATGGTAATTCACCTTCTTTAAATGTTTCAAATATAGTTCTTTCCATATCCACAACATAACTATTTCCACATTGGTATTTTATAATCTTTAAATTAGGGTTTTTATCTCGCATTATTGATATTCTACTATCAGGTAAAGATGCACCTACCATAAATAACAAATCCACTTCATGTTGCATATCTACGAATTTAGCTACTTTATATTTAGTATGATCCCAGCTTACCTTTGTTAAGTCAGATACAATTTTACCCGCGTCTAAAATGTATACTTCTAATCCATCTATTTGATTAAGCATTTTAGATAAATTAAGTGCATTTAATTTAATGCCATTTATCCACATACTCTCGTATTCCTTAGCTAGCGATATTATAATTCCTACCTTCATTAAACCTAATGTTTTTTATTACAGTCTATATATTCTATAAAAAAAAAGGATCCTCTTTCGAGGACCCTTAATTTTAAAAACTATGAATTAATACTTTCGTATTTTTTCTTAGAATTGGTAAACAAATACTACTTCATCCTGAGAATCAACAGTATAACCTGGGTCAGATAAAGTAACGTTTGCTCCTGTAACAGATGCAGCGAATACTCTATGTCCATTTACGAATACATCAACTAAAGATGCTTGATCTTCCTGTACTGCGTTAGCTAATACATAAGAGAATCCAGCTCCAACGAAAGTTTCAACAGCCATTTGATCATCTTCCATGATAGCAGCTTCTAATGTAGAAATTGCAGCAGCGTTAGCTTGTTCAGCAGCTCTTGCAGTTACAGCTTCAGCAGATATTAAACCAGCGTTAGCTAATTCAGCAGCTCTTGCAGTTACAGCTTCAGCGGCGATTAAAGCAGCGTTAGCTTCTTCAGCAGCTCTTGCAGTTGCAGCTTCAGCAGCGATTAAACCAGCGTTAGCTAATTCAGCAGCTCTTGCAGTTACAGCTTCAGCAGCGATTAAAGCAGCGTTAGCTTCTTCAGCAGCTCTTGCAGTTACAGCTTCAGCAGCTAAATCATTAGCGATTGCAGTAAAGTCATCGTTAGTAGCAGAAATCTCAGCGTTTAAGTCTAAAATTACTGCAGCTAAAGCGTTATCGTTAGTTGTATCAACAGAGTTGATTAAAGCAACAATCTCAACGAAAGTATCTTTATCAGCATCAGCAGCTAATAAGACTGCGTCAATTGCAGCTTGTGCAGCGGCAGCAGCGTCAGCGTTAGCTAATTCAGCAGCTCTTGCAGTTACAGCTTCAGCAGTAATTGATGCAGCTAAGTTAGTATCAGCTAATTCATAAGCAACTTTCTCAGTAGAGATAGAAGCAGCTAAGTTAGTATCAGCTAATTCATAAGCAACTTTCTCAGTAGAGATAGAATCTTCTAATGTAGAAACTTCAGTTGCGATAGAACCATCTAATCTAGTAACTTCAGAGTTAGTAGCATTGATTTCAGCAGTTAAACTAGAGTTAAGTGAGTCAGATACGCTTAAGATTGCGTCGTTAAGTATTAACTGTCCCTCTTCTCTTGCATTGTCTAATCTCTTAACATCAGAATTAGTATCAGCGATTTCAGCAGATAATAATCCTTCAACTCTTGTAAAATCAGCATTAGTAGCAGCGATCTCAGTAGAGACTGCAGCTTTAATACTTACGAAATCTGCGTTAGTAGCCGAAATTTCAGCGTCTAATTCAACTCTTAAGTCAGAAACTTCATTAACTAATTCTCCAGATACTTCACCTAATCTTGCGTCAATAGAAACAACGTCTCCATCTAATACTGTAATGTCAGAGTTAGTATCAGCGATTTCAGCAGATAATAATCCTTCAACTCTTGTAAAGTCAGAATTAGTAGCAGAAATCTCAGAGTTTAAGTCTAAAATTACTGCAGCTAAAGCGCTATCGTTAGTTGTATCAACAGAGTTGATTAAAGTAACAATCTCAACGAAAGTATCTTTATCAGCATCAGCAGCTAATAAGACTGCATCAATTGCAGCTTGTGCGTCAGCAGCAGCATTAGCGTTAGCTAATTCAGCAGCTCTTGCAGTTGCAGCTTCAGCAGTTAAAGCAGATTGTAATCCACCTTCGATACCTTCAGCTCTATTTTTCTCAGTAGAGATTGCAGAAGCGTTAGCTTCTTCAGCAGCTCTTGCAGTTGCAGCTTCAGCAGCGATTAAACCAGCGTTAGCTTCAGCTCCTTCAGCAGCAGCTTGAATAGCAGAAGATGTAGATGCGTTTACATAATCCTTTACGTCAGATGCATTTGGAATTGCAGCAGTTGATACTGATGCCCAATTTACTGTAGTTAAGAAATCTTTAATTTGTTTTGAACGAATTTGTGCCATATTATTTTATATAATTTTGTTTTGGCCTAACAGCATTATTGCTATTAGTGGTATATATATTTACTAGCATTTGAGCCTACAGCTTAAATACCACATATTATATTAATAAAATTATGAAAAACTAAAAAAACCCGATTATTCTAAATCTGTAACGTCTGCTTCGTATATTAAATTGATTTCATCATCAATTACTAAATTAAAACCGGATATTATTCCGTTCCAATATAACTTATCACCCGCTTGTATATCTTTTATTTTAACTGCATTTTTACCAAGGTCTCGTGAAAAATAGGAATCCTTATCTTTATTAGAGTCTCCTAATACTACGCTGACTCCATTTACTTCGACAACTAAATAAGAATCGTTGAATGGTGTGTAAGATACTACAACACCAGACCATTCGTAATCACCATTGGTTGCTAGTGGGTGTATACATTTATCAACATTAGTAAGCACTCCTCCATTTGACTCAGAACCACCTATTGTTATTCTACTACCCGGTGTTCCGTTATTTCCAATAATGATATCTTCATTATTTACTGACTCTCCTATTTTAATTTTAGGAAAAACGTATGTTTTAGGTTGTGGGTAATAGTTTTCGTAAATAATAATAACTTCAGCATATATATGCCCAGGTGTTATATAAATTGATTGTGAAGAATCTATATTGAATTGCATAGAACCTGTATTTGACGATTTATCAACGTTTAAGATATCTGAAACACCCGGTGTTCTAGGGTTTGAATATTGAACAACTTTATTACCATCAACATATAACGCTACGTGAAATGACGTTGGTTCGTTTAGGTTTAATGGATTTCCAATAAAGTCCCTATACGCCGTTATATCATATGACTGCGGGCTTCCTTGAATAAAATCTTTTTCAAGATCAACCTGAATTATAATATCGTCTTTAGCTACGTATGCCATTGTAATTGATTTTTCTTTATATATCCTATTAATATAGGAGAAGTTTATTGAATATAGTATGTTGTAATATAGGGATGATGTTTGATTCTATATTGCTAAATGCAATAGTATGGTCACATCTCCAAAATCTATTAATATCATTCTTTTCGCGAGTGGTTTCAATATATTTAATCATCGCCTTTTCATTACTTATATTTACTTCTAATTTTTTAAGCTTCATATCTTTCCAATCTCCGATAAATGATAATGGTTTGCTATAAGAATATACTGTTATTTTATTATCAACTCCCTTTAAGAAAATGATTCCTTTATTTTTAGTAGGAAGTCTTACTGGTATTTCAGTGATTGTTATTTTTTTAGAATTTAATCTCCACTTAGCTCTTACTAATCGGTAGACTGCCTCTAATTCATCAATAGCGTAATCACACATATCATACATGTCCTCTATTCCGATTGACTCTAAAGGATATTCGTATTCAACAGACATCGTATCTAGATTAATGCCTTTCATAACCTTTATTTTATCTTCGGTTTCATTTTTAAGATTTTTTACTTTATATAAAAGACCTAATTGGAATTCAACCTCGCTAAGTGCATCGTAAATAAAACCTAGCTTTACGGCAAGAGTAAGTTTTTGAGTAGCGGCTAAAAGTTTATATTTTTTTAGCTCAAAATCAAGTGGCATTTTCATTAACCAATCTTCCTCTAATACATTCATGGTATATCTATCCACGAAAATGCAAAGAGACTAGGAAATATGCATATAATAATACGTTGATATTATATTATATTGCTTTTTTGTTTTTTAATTTGGTGCTTTGCTTTGTTGGAGTCTTCTCTAGTGCGAGTCCCCACTGTAGTATAAACCATTGTGTTTCCTTAGTTGCCATTTGCTTGGAACATTTTAAAACTTCTCTGATTCTTTTAATTGAATAAGATATGAATGCTTCCTCAGATTCAAGTGAGGTTCTGTATTTCATATACCATTCAGAATTTCCCTTAACATCCTCATACGTGACGCCATGTGGTTTAAGTTGTTCATTTATTAATTCAATAAATAATTCTCTAGTTTTTTCTCGTTTTGTCATATTATTATGATATTATATTATAATGATATAAGAGTAGCAAACGTATCTCTATCACTTAGTCCGATAAAATCGTCTGATAATAGAGATACCATTACTGAATCATTCATAGGATTGAAAGATATTTCAATAGGTTCAATTAGATTATTATAATCTTTTAATATATTATTAAGATACTCTAATTTTTCTTGTCTAATGTAAAAATATACTTTCATAATCCTTATTTTATATATTAATTATTTTTTCTTAGTTATAATTTCATCTATAATACCATATTTCTTAGCTTCGGTTGCACTTAACCATAGATCTCTAGTAGCGTCATTCATAACAACATCTGCTTTCTTACCGCAATATTTCCCAAGAAGCTCAAATAAAGTCTTGTTTACTTTTTGCCATTCAGCCCAATCTATTTCAGCGTCTTGTATGTTTCCACTAAATCCACCAGATGATTGGTGAAGCATTGTCGTAGAATGCTTTAGTGACATTCTCTTACCCTTGGTTCCAGCACCTAATAATACTGATCCCATTGAAGCGGCCATCCCTGTGTTAATCGTACGTATATCTGCCTTAATGTAATCCATAACATCTACCATTGATAATCCAGATTTAACTGAACCTCCTGGAGAATCGATATGCATTGTAATATCATCGTTTGCTGTTGTATCTAGAAACATTAATTGTGCTTGTACTATAGTTGACATATTATCATTAACTGGACCTGCAACCCATAGTAATCTATCCATCATCAATCTTGAGAAGATATCCATTTGAGTTGCTCTCATATCTCTTTCTTCAAGAATATATGGAGTCATTGAATTACCTATTTGCTTTGTGTGATAATCCAAATTAGATGAGCTCACATTATGATCACTCATTGCATACTTTGTAAATTCCTTACCGTAGTTCATATTTTTTAATTAAGTTTTTTATTTTGTTACACTTTTCGTATTGTTCCTCTTTACTATAGTATTCTAAACATTTTTCTAATGATTTAAGATAACCGTCATTATGTAATTTCGCAACCATTATAGTTCCGTCAGATTCCTTTAAATAACATAGAATTGTTTCAATGTCATCTCCGTTTAAGTTATTTTCTACGAATTCTAGAATTCTTTCTGAAAATCCCAATTGATCTTTAATGGGACCGTGTATCTCATCTATTAAATCGTCGTTAACTTCAAACGTTGGTGGGGCATTTACATACATATTATGTTAATCTAATATTAAGATATTCTTTTAATATGTTAATATACTGTCCTTTTTCTTTTGGCTTATTAATGGTTGCATCTACTTCTTTAAGAAACTTACTACCATATTCCGTTAATAACATATTATCATGTCTCATTATAAATAATGGTTTTTCTATATTCATAGAATATTCAGTAGAATGGGTAAAATCAGCTAATATATTATCTGCTAGATCAAAATGTCTTTCATAGAAATGAATATTATCTGCACAATGGTAATAAGTTCCCATTTCTAATTCTGGATAAGTTTCCAATAACCATAATCTCATATGTTGATGTACAAATCCGAAGAAAGGTGCATCAAATGTAAGTCCATAAAAGATGTCATTAGATCTCATCTGAACCTTCATGTTTAATTTATTATCTCTAATAAAAAAGTTGAGGTACATTGTACAAACAAAATCTTTATTTCCTTTAAATTGAAACTTTGGTTGATTTAAAAAAGCAATAGCTTGTCGTGTATTCTTATCAGCTTTAAGAGAATCAAGAACCCATTGTAGTTGATCATTAAATAATAAAGATCCGTAATTAGAGTTGATCTCATTAGTTCCAGGGTTTGTTAATGTTGACCACATTCCTGAAAATTGGCCTATATAATCTACGTCTCTGTCTTTTCTAAGATACCATGCTAATTCACCTGCAAAATATTTCCAGTTAAATTTTCTTTTATTAAAGTTTGCAAAAGGTATTGTTGAATCGAATTCTAAAGTCTGAACGGTTAGTTCCTTAACCTTCATATCTCGAGGTTGCGTTACTGAACCGTTCTGCTCTATATCTAAAATAAGATCTTTAAATTTGTTATTGAATGTCATATAATATAGTATTAATGTATTTTACTATTATTATACTACTATTTCATAGAAAGTTTATCTTCTCCTTTTTTATGTGTAATTGAATATACCTTAGATCCCATTATCATCTTTTTGCTAATAATAGCATCGGCTAAAATATCTTCAACATAATTTTGAACTGCTCTTTTTAAAGGTCTTGCGCCATACAAAGGATCATATCCCTGTTCTGCTAAAAATAATTTAGCGGCTTTCATTACTTTGATTTTATATCCTTGAGCATCTAACCTTTTTATAGTTTTATTTAATTCAATATCAACTATTTCTATCATATGTTCTTTTGTTAATGAATCAAATAATATCATGTCGTCTAATCTATTTAAGAACTCTGGAGAAAACTTATTCTTAAGTTCTTTTCTAATAATACTTTCAACATGAGCTTTACCAGCAGCCATTGATGTTTTACTTTCAAATCCAACTCCAACTCCAAAGTCTGATACTTTTTTAGCACCAACATTAGATGTCATGATGATAATTGTATTTGTAAAATCTACAGTTCTTCCTAAGGAATCTGTTAATCTACCCTCGTCTAAAACTTGCAATAGAGTATTAAAGGTATCTGGGTGTGCTTTTTCAACCTCATCAAATAATACAACTGAATATGGTTTTCTACGAACCTGTTCTGTTAATTGTCCACCTTCTTCATGTCCAACGTATCCTGGAGGTGATCCAATCAACTTAGAGACATTAAACTTTTCTTGATATTCACTCATATCGATTCTAATTAAGTTTGACTCCGATCCAAAGTAATACTCTGTAAGGGCTTTAACTGTTTCTGTTTTACCAACACCAGTTGGTCCGATAAACATAAAAGATCCAATTGGTTTTTTAGGTGAACTAACTCCAGTTCTAGATCTTTTAATTACTTTACATAAACCTTCGACTGCAGAATCTTGACCAATAATCATTTCCTTTAAGCGAGCTTCCATATCTATAATAATTTGTCCTTCGTCATCTGTCATTCTTGAAATTGGAATTCCAGTAGCATCCGAAATTGTTTCAGCAATATCATCGTATGTTACTTGCTTGCGATTAATTCTTAGATCTTCTTGCCATTTAGCAATAGTCTCATCAACTGCATCTCTTTTCTTAAGCTCAGCATCCCTAAATGCAGCGGCTTTTTCATAATCTTGTTCAGCGACAGCTGCTAGCTTTTTGTTTTTTGATTTTTCAACTTCAAGCTCAGCTTCCTTAATACTTTCTGGCATTTTAACTTGAGATAAGTGCACCTTAGCACCTGCTTCATCCATTAAATCAATTGCTTTATCTGGAAGTTCCCTTTGCGTTACGTATCTATCCGATAATACAACGCATGCTTCTAGTGCTTCTTCTGTATATTCAACAGCATGATAGTCCTCATAGTTTCCTTTAATTCTATTTAAAATTTCAATAGAATCTGGAATACTAGGTGGATCAATAAATACTTCTTGAAACCTACGTGTAAGTGCTCCATCTGATTCTATATTTTCTCTATATTCGTCTAATGTCGTTGCACCGATACATTGTACCTGTCCTCTTGCAAGTGCTGGTTTAAGAATATTAGATGCATCTAAAGATCCACTAACACCACCCGCACCGACTAAAGTATGAATCTCATCAACAAATACAATAATATCTTTATTAGCCTTCAACTCATCGACAATCTTTTTCATTCTTTCTTCAAACTCTCCACGATACTTAGTTCCCGCTACTATATTTGAAATATTTAATGATATGATTCTTTTACCAGTAAGCGTCATTGCTACTTTTTTATCTACAATCCTTTGGGCTATCGCTTCTACTAATGCTGTCTTACCTACACCAGGATCTCCTAATATAATTGGATTGTTTTTCTTTCTTCTAGAAAGTATTTGACATATTCTATAAACCTCTTTATCTCTACCAATTATTGGATCTAATTTACCTTCAGCAGCCTGTGCTGTTAGGTCTTCTCCAAACTGGTCGATCATGGGGGTCTTTGCTGTTTTCTTACTTGCCATTTATATTTAATTAATGTTATAGTTATTGTATACCCGAACGCGGGTTTGTTTATTTATTATTGAAAAAAAAGACTGGTTTAGAACCAGTCTTTAAAAACTTCATTTTTCAATTTATTAGCAATTTATTCGTTACTTGTTATATATCATAACTCTAAAGATCTTCTTGTACAAAAGCTACAAAGTACCATATCTGTATTATGACCAACTTCAACCCATTCATTACATTTGGTTTCACCGTCATTAGGTGCCCAATCTGGGTATTTGCTTTTCTCTAAATCTGAATTCATACAGATCATCATTCTTCTACCTTCAACTATTTTAGTTTTCCAGTTTTTTGTATTTTTAAATTTAGCCATTTATATTATATTAATATGTTAATAATACTGTATACTATTACAAAGATTAAACCACTTGACCAGATTATACCTGATATTTCATAGTTTTTTTTTATTTGTGATTTCGATCTACCTTGTGTTTCTCTAATGTCTTTCATATAGTATTATATTATAATATTACTTAAAGTTTCATTATTGCTTTCTTGGTATATTAGATCTAGGTACATTATTTCTAGTAGGAACTGTTGATCTAGTTCGTGTAGGAACTGTTGATCTAGTTCGTGTAGGAGTTATTGTCCTTGTATTATTTCTAACAGGTTTGGTTCTAATAACTCTTCTAGGTTTTGTGCTATTAATAGGTGTTGTACTATTGTTATTAATAGGTGTGATATTAGTTCTAATAACTCTTCTAGGTTTTGTAGTTCTTTTAGTAGATTCTATCATAGAGGAATGGGCCCTTCCGTTTCTTGTAGTTTTTCTAGAAAATGTACCTAACGTACTTCCGCGCCTACCGTTCATGTTATACCCTCTACCATAATATACATTGCCCCATCCATTGCCATATACATTGCCGTATCCATTGCCCCATCCATATTGGTTATTCCATCCATAAGGACTATTCCAGCTATTACTGTTCCAAGAGTTGTTTCCCCAACTATAAGACCATCCTATTCCATAATTCATAGATGAATATCCCCATAACCAATCATCCCACATTTGGTCTCTGTTCCAATATGAATTATAGCTCGATGCGTTATTCCATCCATATCTGTTATTGAAATTAAATCTATTAAATCTATTATTCCTTAATATTCTATTATTCCAATCAAATGATCTAGGCTGAGATTTTGCATATTGAGCATAATCATATCTAAAATTAAAATCATCTCTTAATTTTCTATCTAATTGCATTTCAGTCTCTATAACCTCTACTACATTCCCATTTGAATCGTAGATTGGGTCATGGTTCGTTGTCGATATTTGGAATGATGCTCCACATGAGGACATTAATAATATACTTATTACCAATACTAACTTTTTAAATTCTTTCATAATCTTATAGTTTATTTATTATATATATTAATATATTATAGTAGTTTCATAATATTTAATCAGTTAAATGTATCAGTGTCGTTGGCCTAGGTGTATTATATAATAAAGATGCAAAGAATTTTAAACCTTTAAGTGATGTCCCGTCCGCGCTTCCAACTGCTTTCATAAGATCATTAGCTACAACTGCCTGTACAAATCCTCCTCCTTCAAATCCTATTTCCCATTTAGTACATAAGATTGAAGTTCCTATATTTATGATATGATTTTTATTTTCTTCATTCATATCATCTATTCCTGAGTACATTGCATTCTCATCAAAAGAAACTTCTACTAATTTTTTTACTATTTTAATTTGTTCTATTCTTTCCATAATTATTTATTTTTCGTATTTATTTACAATTTCATTTAATTCATCATGAGCAAGTCCGCTACAGTTATTATAAGCTAATTCATATAACTCTTCTGCTTCTGAATATAATTCCTTAATAATTTCCCAATATTTACTAAGTTCAATGTCTCCATCTAAATTCATTTCTAAATGAGCAACATCCCGGTAACCTAATTCTTTACTAATACTATTTAAACTACTCATAATGCTTTTAATTATTTGTTATATGTAAATATAAACAAAAAAAGTGATACAAAAAAACTTAGTATCACTTAATTTCAAAAAGTTATTAACAATCTTTTAAACTATCTGGAAAATACAATAAAGTTGGATTCCGCTTTTGGATATCAATGTTTGGGTAATTCTCCTTAAACTTCATTACATCAAATTTACCGGTGATTAAATGATGACCATTCTTAGTTGGAATTACCTCATATACCTTTGAACCATATGGCTTACATGAGAAATTAATATATGCTATCATTAATGGACTTGCCTCCATAATATCATCCACGTCTATTATCCATCTCTTTTCGTTAGTTTTGATTTGGCCAACAACTGAATCGAATAATCCCTTTTGATTGTGTTGTTCATTTTGAATTCTCTGAGCTAATTGAACCATCATATTAAGCGATACATCAAAATGATTTTGTTTTTGTACATGAATGTATGCACGTGCTTTAAACATCTCACATAGTTGAATTGCCTCATCATATCTACGTTCTAAATGGTCGATACTCTCAATACAATAAGTCTTAATAGTTCTTACCGATTGGTGGTTATCCCTTTCTCCTTCAGGCTGGTCTTTCTTTCTTTTGAAAACATATAACATATAAAAGTCACCTTTCTTTTCAAAGTTTAAAAGCGGTTTGATTAATTCTATATTGTTTATCATAATTCGTTTAATTTTAATAGTACTTTAGGTTAAATTGTAATACATTTAGTTATTATATAAGTAGTTGTAGACAATTAGTTTGCTTTAGGTTTACAATAACATCTACCCATTGTACATCTGCTTGTGAAATCATAAGGGCAATCTAATTCTTTTTTATCGCAAACTAACTGTTCGCTTTGCTCTACAACATCGGTTAAAGTTAATTGCTTGGCATGGTATTGTTTAGCAAATTCAATCATAGCATCATAGTGATATGATGAGTAAATAGCGTCTTTACTATTGTTTTTTAATCTCCAATCTTTAATAAATTCTTCTAATAATTTGTCCATTTTTATTTAATTTAGTTATTATAATTCTATTTTTTAAAGGTTATAGTAATCATCATACGTTTTGTTCACAACATCAACATCAAACAATTCGCCTTTTGCATTTTTATAAGTGAAGTCAGACATATATCTTAATCCTTGACTAAATTTCCAATCTCCAAAGCTTAGTTTTGGTTTATCCTTAAACTCCGTACTCTTAATAGCGTCTTCTAAATTGTCTTTAAAATACTCCCACGCAATATAGGCTGCTAATTGTTGCATAGTTATATCGGGGTCACATGGGCTTTCCTCTATATACATTTCAGCTAATTCACATCTTTTTTTCCAGTATTCTATATTCATTGCGTTTATTGTTTTAATAGTGATAATTATGCTAATTCTTTATAAACTCTAATTAGTTCGTTAATTCTTTGAGAAACACTTCGTTGAGAAGTTTCATCCTTTACCTTAACATCCAATTTATTAACTGAAGTTTGCAAATTTTGTAATTGAGTTAATAAACTACCTACAGTTGATTCATCTAAAACATTTTGAGATTGTTTTGCAAAATGGAAGTTAAGTAATTCAGTTAATTTACTTTTAGCAGAATTCATTGTAGTAATACATTCATCGTAAGATGCAATAATTTCTCTATTTAAAGATCTTTCAAATGCTTCCATACCAGAAATATACTTTTTATCAATAGTAGCGTATCTTAAACCTGAATGCGTTGGGATATCAATACGAGAAATATCAATTCCTCTTGCTTTATAAAGGTCTTTAAATGTATCAATATTGTTTGGTGTGTATTTACATTTAGTTTCAAATACATTCTTAGCATCGATAGAATACAATGGAACAATATTTAAGTATTCACTTACTGGGTAGTTAATAAATTCAATATCCATATTATGAACTGTATCAACATTTTCATAAATTGCTTTATAATTTCTAAAGAAACGTGTAGCAACTACTTCATCTTCGATTGAATCATATGTATAACCATCACCATCGTCTGAATCATAATATTCTCTAGTAATTTCAATAAGAGCTTTCATTTCAAGATATGATTTGACTGAAACTGTAGTGTTTGTTTCGATACAGTCATAGCCAATCAAAGTTCTTTGAGAAGTTTCGTAGGTAATAGTTTCTGGTTTTTCATTCATAGTCATTAGTTCTCCAACCTTCTGGCCTCTTAAAGGATCTGTAATTGGGTTACCGTTTACACATACATTTTTAGCAGTGTAACCTCCGGGTGTTTTGAAAGTATATAAATTTGTTTTTGAATCGTAACCTACTTTAATTGAATTTTTCATGGTGTTTGTTTTTTAGGGTTAATTTATTTTAAATGAATACGTCACATCCTCCGTTTTCGTTGTAGGTAATATAATCTAGTAATTCTTCTATTTGATGAGTTTTATTACTAAACATTTTTCCTGCTAATTCTATTCCATCGAATATTACAGTAGGTGTAAATTCTATTCCTGCATTAAATTCGATTTCAAGTGTTGTTTGTGTGTGAACGTCCATATTGCTATTAATTATTTGTTATATGTAAATATAAACCTTTTATTTGATATAAAAAAACATTTGGGCATTTATTTTAAAAAGTTATTAACAATAAAAAGGGAAGCGTTAGCCTCCCTTAGTTTAAATTAATCTTCTGGATCTTTACCAGCCTTCTAGTATACTTGTACCTCCTACTCTGTCTTTTTAATGTTGGTCGACTCAACTGTTATATGCCTTCGGTCAGTACGAGTTTTTTGTCTTTGATTAATTAGTTTAAATTCTTAAACATATTTACTCCAGCTCCAAATACGTTATTACTTCCGTACTTAGATTTACCTTTCAATGCCCATTGTCTATCAGTCTCAGCTTCATATAATCTTAATACTGCGGGCTGTGACATTAATTTCTTAGTTTTAACATCGAATTCAGATGCTTCAAATAAACCTTTAGATTTTGCAACTGCTGCTTTTGCTAATGCTGTTTGTTCTGCTTCTTTCTTTTTTGCTAATTCGTTACGTCCTAATTGTACTGCTGTTTCAGTTGCTAATCTAGATACTTCTAATGGAATATCAACATCAGTCATTTGTAATCTTGCAAAAGTTACATAAAATTCAGGGAGTTCATCAGCAATAATTCTCGCTAATTTAGCTTCAGCTTCATTTCTTTTAGTAATATTTAATTCAATTGCTGAATATTGTGGTACTACTTCTTTTCCCGCTGACTTTAATGTCTTAAGAATTTTAATCTCAATATCTGAAATCTCTTTATGTATATAGTTGACTTTAGTTCTGTCTAATCTATAATCTAAAGCTAGCTCAACCTTAGTTACCATATTGTCTTTATCATTAAACTCAAATCTTTCAACTAAAGTCTTTTCTCTAACATCGTATTCAACCATATCGTCCCAGATCCAATGAAGTCCCGTTGACATTCCCTCGTTATATACTGCGTTCATGTTTGTTTCTCCACCCCAAGATACTTCTACCCCTGCGTGTCCTGAATCTACTGTTGTACATGATCCAAATGATAATGATAATAATACTACTACTAATCTAAATACTTTTTTCATCTTATAATTGTTTTACTTGTTAAAAATTCTATTGTTTTTATTTATGTTTCTTTTTCTAATTTTTAATACGATAAAGACTATAAATCCTATCGGTAATATTGCTCCCCATGTTAATGATATCAAGAATGGTGCTAAAATCACGGAAAAAAATCCTATTGTTATAGAAAATATTAAATCTCCTCCGTCATGTCTTTTACCGTCCCACCAACGAAATAGATCTTCTAGCATTCCCTTTTTAAACCATCTCTTTTTGAGTGTAAGTATCAAAAATACTATAGTTGATATACTTCCTATAACTAACCCTGTGTTTATATAATCCATATCTATTTATTTTTGCGGTTTCTAAGCCATTCAAAGCTCATCCAAAAAACCCATACTACTGCTGCTATTGCAATTAATCCTAATGCTCCTTTCATAAATATACTTGTTTTAATTATTAATTATACTTGTTATTTTATTTTTGTTTATTTAAATGCAACCATTTGATGTCAACTCAGTTTTCCAACCGGCATCCCAGTACACTTTATACGCATCTCTAAAGATATTGTAATTTGGATCATAAGACAAATCAAAGAATCCAGGGGACATTGCGTCCGTTGTATTAAAATAAAAAGTGGTTGGATTCCATCCATTTT